ATTACTTTAACGAGCGCAACAAGGCCGAGCTTCGAATCGCCATTCTCGAGCAAGACATAGCCCTGATCCGCAAGATCATCAAAAAGGGCGGGACAGCGCAGGACGTTATGAAATTCCTCGACAGGCCGGAAGCATGACCGACCACGACCACCCGCTCCTCATCGCCGCCCAGCAATCCCGCCGGGACGCCGAGGACGCCCTTTCCCCTTGCCGCGAGTGTGATGGCTTTCCCCTCCTCGCCTACGAACCCGGCTCGACCTACTCCACCTGCCTCCACAACCGCCGCGATTGCCCGTGCCTTGAGCGCGCCCCAGACGAGGACTACCCGGAACTTGTCCGCCGGATCAATGCCAAGAACCGCCCGGAATGAACCTGACCGCTGACCAAGCATCGCGCCTGGGAGACCCGCTTTGGCGTCTCAACAATCTCTATTCCATCATCACCAAGCGCGATGGCATTCAGCCCTTCCGCCCGTTCTGGTATCAGAACCGGCTTTATGAAGACATCTACAAGAAAGGCCGTCGAAAGCACGTGATCGTGAAAGCCCGCCGCATGGGATTCTCGACCGCCATCGACCTCCAAATGATCGACCTCGCCCTCTTCAACCGGGCAATCCAATGCTCGATTGTCGATCTTACCCAGGAAGACGCCCGGGAAAAAATGCGATCCAAGGTCCGCGTCGCTTGGCAGGAGGCCGAAAAATCCGGCTGGACCTCCGCCCTTGGTATCGTCCCCCATCACCGGGGCGACGGCCACTGGTCCTTCAATACCGAATCCCATATTTACGCCGGCATTAACGCCCGGGGGGGAACCAATCATTTCCTCCACATCTCCGAATGGGGACCCATCGCCCACCAAGACCCGGAGCGCTCGAAGCGCATTCTCACCGGCGCCCTCCCCTCCGCTGATGAAGGCGTGGTGGTGATCGAAACCACTTGGATGGGAGGCAAGGCCGGAGAGCTTTGGGGAATCGTGAAAGACGCCATGGAGATCCCGGCCGAGGAAAAGACCGAACAGGATTTCTGGTTTCACTTTGTCCCGTGGTTTGACGACCCCCGCCACCGCCTCGACGGCCAACGCACGCTCGACGAGGACACCGACAATTATCTCCGCGACCTCGAGGAGAAAACCCTCCGCGAATTCACGCACGAGCAAAAGCAATGGTTCTTTGTCAATAAGTCCCGCTATGGCGACGACATGGGACAGGAATACCCCTCGACGCCCGAGGAAGCATTCGAGCGCCGCGTCGCCGGAGCAATTTACGGCAAATGGGTTTCCGCCGCCCGGGCCCAAGGCCGCATTTCCGATTTCCCTCTCGAAGAGCGCGCCCCGGTGCATATCTCGATGGATCTTGGAATCGCCGACTACCTCCCCCTTTGGTTTGTCCAATTCGTCGGAAAGGAAATTCGCCTGGTCGACTGGTACGAAAACAACGGCGAAGGCATCGCCCACTACGCCCGCACGATCAAACGATGGGAAACCGAAAACGACGCTATCATCGCCGCCGTCTATCTCCCGCACGACGGCAACGCGAAACAGCTCGCCACCAATCAGACGATCAAGGAAACCCTCGAAGGCCTCCTCCCTCACATCACCATAAAGCTCGTCGACCGGACCGCCAACGTCTGGCAGGGAATCGATTGGATTCGAAGCAACTTCTCCCGCTTCTGGATTCACAAAACAAATTGCGGAACGCCCCGCAACAAGGACGGAGTCGATTACCCGTCCGGCCTCGAATGCCTCGAGAACTACCACCAGAAGCTCGCCCAAGCCGGAAGCATTTCCGACAAGCGCCCCGTGCACGACGTCTATTCTCACTCCGCCGACGCCCTCCGCACCCTCGCCGAAGCCATCGACCAAGGCATCGTGGAAAACGTCGCCTCGCCCAAGGCCTCCGCCCGTAACTTCATCGCACCACCTGTCATTCAATAACTTCCCAATGAACGCCCTCGCCCAAACCCGCGCCTATTACCAAGGCCGCGACGACCGCCTTTTCGACGACCTGATCTTCTACGGCTCTACCGGCATTGCCCTCCTTTCCCCGTCGTTCTGTCTTCTTGCCCGCCCCGTTTCCCCGGGCTGGACCGACGACGAAATCATCGGCCGCCAAATTTGGCCGCACAAAGAATCCTTGACGCACAGTTATTTTATGGTGCATATCCACTTGGCAACGGGTGACCTCGCGGAAATCCGGGCCTGTCTTTTGGCGCATCTTGGAAACGCCGCCACCGTTTCCTTCCAGCGCCGGGGAGGCCGCCTCCGCAGAATCCCCGCCGACCTCCTCACCCGAAAGACCGCGCCCCATGGGATTCTCGCCACCAAAGCCGCCCCAGCCCGACCCCGCCACCAAAATGGTGCAGGCCAAGACCACCCGCACCGCCGACCGGGTTTCCCGTCGCGACGAGTTCTCGACCGCCAGAACCCGCCTCGCCCGTAAGACCGCCCGCCGCAACCCCCGTGGTGTCGATCTTGGCGGACCCCCTGCCTGATCCACGCCATGACCATTGCCGACCTCCTCCGCCAAGACGAACGCCTCACCACCGAGCGCTCCGGCTGGGATTCGTGGTGGCAGGACCTCACCGACCACTTCCTCCCCGCCCGCACTTACCGCCACCCAAAAGGCCAGCCGCAAGGGAGCCAGTTCGACCGCATTTACGACACCGTCGGCATGGAGAGCGCCGAAGGCCTGGCCAACATGCTCACCACCAAGCTCTCGCCGGCCGGAGAGAAATGGGTTTCCTACGCGCCCCCGCCCGAGCTCCAAGACGACGAGGAGATCATGGCCTACTATCGCCGCGCGTCGGAAGTGGTGCTCGATTACGTCCTTCACTCCAACTACTACACCGAGCGCCACGAGGCCAACCTCGACAAGGCCGCCCTGGGAACGTCCGCCCTGTTTGTCTCCCGAGGCCGCAAGTCGCTCTTCCAGTTCAAGCACGTTGACCTCGGCACGTTCAATTTCCAAGAAGACGACGAAGGAACCCCGCAGGAAATTTGGCGCACCATCGACCTGACCCCCGCTCAGGCCGCAGCCATGTTCCCAAACACGCTTGGCCCCAAGCTCACCGCCGCCCTCGCTGATTCCAACAACAAGCACACCCAGAAATTCTCCTTCCTCCATTACGTCGGCCCCAATCCCGACTACCGGCTCGACAAGGTCGAAGCGAAATACAAGCGCTTCATCTCCCGCTGGATTTGCAAAACCGACAAGGTCGACCTCGACCTGTCCGGATTCGATGCTTTTCCCTACGAACTTTCCCGGATGCTCAAATGGTCCGCGTCCGACCAATGGGGACTCGCCCCGGGCCGTAAGGCCATGCCCGCCCTTCACCAGTTGAATTGGCTGGAGCACTTGAACGACCTCGCCGCCGAGCTCCAAGTCCGCCCTCGAATGCTCACCATCGCCGACCAGGTTGGCCAAGTCGACCTCCGCGCCGGTGGCCGCACCGTCGTTTCCGAACGCGCCGCCGGCACCAATCTCCCCCGGGAATGGCTGACCAATTCCCACTACGATATCGGCAAAGACCGCGCCGAAGAAAAGCGCGAGGCCGTCCGCCGCATGTTCCACCAGCCGCTCTGGCAATTCCTCTCGCAGATCGACCGGCAAATGACCGCTTACGAGGTCTCCGCCCGCGAGCGCGAACAGCTCAATCTCTTCGCCCCGCAGCTTTCCCGGCACGAAACGGACTCACAGCCGCTTCATGCCCGCCTTTTTGGCATTGCCCTCCAAGCCGGTGTCCTGCCCCCGCCGCCGAAGCGACTCCTCGACGCGACCGGCCCCGACATTCCCAACCCCATCGCCCGCACCGAGTCCCGACTCGCCAAGGTGACCCGCGACGCCGCCACTCAGGATTACTCCGCCTTCATCGAAATCCTGACCCAGACCGCGCGACTCGCCCCCGACGTCCTCGACTCCTTTGACCTCGCCGCCGCCGCCCGCGAAATGGCCCGCTCTCAGAACCTCCCGTCCTCGATCCACCGCACCGAGAGCGAAGTCATTGAAATCGCCCAGCAACGCGCCGCCGCCCAGCAGGCTCAGGAAGGACTCGCCGGTGCCGAGCAGGCCGCCGGTGCCGCCGCCAAGGCCTCCCAGGCTGACCCCAACAAGGTTGCCGAGATGGCCCAGATGATGGGCGAAATGGTCTGACTCCCCACCTATGGCCCTCAACGACAAAGGAAAGCCCATCGCCTCGCCGGATGATTACCGGACCTTTTTCGGTTCCCAGCAAGGAATCAACATCCTTGCCGACCTCGAGGCCCAGTTTGAAACCAACCTCCCCAGTTTCCGCACCGACGAAATCCTCGCCGACCCGGAAGCCGCCGACACTTTCGCCAAGCTCCGCGACGGCGCCCGCGAGGTGATTCTCTACATCCGCACCCGAGCCCAATCCAACGAAACCACCAACCCCTAAGCCAACCCCTGACACCATGAGCGCCATCTATTCCCTCGCCGGCCACAAGGTCTACCGCAACGGCAAACACGCCGCCACCCTCGACGGCGACGAAATCACCTACAAGCACGGCTTCAAACAGCACGCGGCCGAGATCGACCAGTTCCTTTCTGACCTCGACGACGCCGAAGACACCGAACCCGTGGCCGAACCCGAACCAGTCCACGAAGAATCCACCCGGACGGACGACGGACAGACCGCACGGACGACGGAACCCGCACCCGATCCCGAGGAATCCCCAGCCCCGGATCCGGAACCCAAGAAAAAGCCTGGCCGCCCGAAAAAGGCCGACAATCCCGAGCCGCCTTTCTCCCGCCGCTTTGGCGACCTGACTCCCGAGGTGGTCCGGTGGCGCCACGAGAATTGGCCCAAGTCCAAATTCCGCGAGCACTACCACCACCGCCTTTCCGCTTTCCCCGATCTTCAAGACTAAACCCAACCCCTCGCCATCATGACCGATGCCCCCACCGCCGAACCGACCGCCCTCCAACAGCAGTCCCAAGACCCCCCGGCCACGCCGCCCAGCCAATCCGCGCCCCGGCCCACCCGCCTCGCCGCTGCCGCTGGTGACCCCCCGGCCACCCCGGCTACTCCGCAGGCCGCGCCCGTGACCACGCAGGCCCCCGCCCGGGGACCAGTCCAACCCACCGCCCAACCGGACAACACGCCACCCCTCCTCGGAGACGATCTGTCCCTCCGCCCCGGATGGGTCGACGCCCTCCCCGAGGAATACCGCGAGCACTACAAGACCGGCGCGAAATTCGACAATCTTGGAGGCCTCCTCAAATCCTATTCCAACCTCGAACGCCTCCGCAGCATTCCTTTACGCGACGCACCCGACGAGGTGAAAGCCGCTTTCCGCGACGCCAACAAAATCCCCGGAGATCCCGCCGAGTTTGCCAAACAAATCCCTCTCCCGGAAGGACAGGAGATCCCGCCGGAGCTCATTGCCCGCGCTGCCCAAGCCGGCCTCGAGGCCAACATGCACCCGTCGCAGATGGGCGCCATGATCGACTTCCAGCTCCAACTTTCCCAAGACGCCCTCACCCAGGCCGAGCAATCCGCCCAAGCCGAGAAGGACAAAGCCTTCGAAGCGCTCGAAAAGGAATGGGGACGCGACACCGAAGCCAATTACAGCAACGCCACCAGCGCCGCGAAAATGCTTGGCCTCGACATCGCCGACCCAAACATCGGAGACAATCCCTCCCTCATCGGAGCCCTCGCCAAACTCCACGCCAAGCTCGATGAAGACACCCTTCGCAGCGTCGCCAATGCCGGACCCGTGAATTCTGGAGGTGGCATGGGAGACCGCGCCAAGGCCCGCGACATCGTGAACAACCCCGCCAACCCGCTTTACAAGCCTTACCACGACCCCAGCGACCCCGCGCACGAACGCGCCCACCAGCAGGTGGATCTGTTCAATGCGGCCGCCACCGGCTTCCGCCCGTGATAAAATAATGCGTAGGCCCTTCCCGGCGAGGCTCTTCGATGGCTAGGGGAACTCAGAGAAAACCCATGACCCGGGAAGGTCCTACGCTCCACTTTTCTCTGACTCGATGGCATCGGTAATGTTTAACTACCCAGGGCGCCAAAGCTGGCCTCTTGGCTTGCTACTGGTGAAAACAGGCAAACTGCCTCGACCCTACCTGGCACGCGACCGGAGATAGGGCAAAAGATCGAAGCGCCGGATACGTTGGCAGTCGTCAAAAAAGCCGGATTCCGGTGCCATCGACTCAGAGAAAAAACCCACGCCCCGCCTCACCGCGCCACCACTGGCGCGGTTTTTTGTTGACGCACACCCGCGCCCGTGCTTAAACGGGCCCACAGCTTGGCAGAGGACAATCCTTTCGGACCCGCTCCCAAGTCATTCCCAGGGATGAATTGAAACTCCCCAGGTCTCACGACCCGCGCAAACGCGCCTCCCCGGTCAATCCGCATGGACCCGGTTGGATGGAGCCGACGCCGGCCAATCAAAGCCGCCCTCGAACCCAAACCCAACCCACTCAAAAACCATGCCCACTGATATGACCGTGCCTGATCATTACCAGATCAAGTATGCCGACACCTTCGAATCTCGCCTTCAACAGAAGGTGAACCGCCTCGCCCCTTTCGTCACCGTGAAGCCGGACGCGAAAGGCAAGGTCTGCTTCCTGGACCAGATCCAGCCCATCGACCTCGACCAGAAGACCAGCCGCCACGAGAAATCCCAGCTCACCGAGCCGGATACCCTCCGCCGCGCGATGGTCGCCAAGACCTTCCACAAGATGATTGGCTTTGACGAGGACGACGAATTCAAGCTCAACAGCCAATCCGTCCCCATGCCGGAAACCGCCATGCAGCTCATGTATGGAGCGCAGCGCGCCATGGAGAAGGTCGTCATCGACGGCATCTCTGGCGTGAACCAAGTCGGCAACGGAGCCAATGACCTCCTCACCACCGAAACCTTCCCAAACGCGAATGAAATCGCCGTGACCGAAGGCTCCGCCGGTGGTGGCACCAACACCAACATGCCCATCGACAAGGTGATGGCCGCTATCGAGAAACTGATGGTCGACGAGGCTTTCGGCCAAGCAAACGACGACGGCCTCGAAATGCCCTGCCTTGCCCTTGGACCCTCGCAGCTTGTCGACTTGATCCGCCAGACCAAGGCCAGCTCGAAGGACTACCAGCCCGGAGACAACCTCGCCCTCTTCACTGGTCGCCTTGAGCAGATTCTCGGATGCAAGATCCTCCTTACCAACCAGCTCGAGGTCGCTTCCAACATCCGCACTTGCCTTGCTTGGGTGAAACCGTCCGTCGGCTTTGGCCTCTGGAAGAACTACTCGACCCACCTTTGGGTGGACGAGGAAACCGGTGGCCCTCGCCTCCGCGTTCACATGGCCTGCGGAGCCGCCCGCCGGGACACCAAGGGAGTCTTCAAGCTCTTTGCCGACGAGACCAAGAAATCCGCCTAACCCAAACCCTCAAAACTAAAAAGGGGGGAGGCCCCACGCTTCCCCCCTTTTTAACAACCCAGCAAATACCATGGCCTCTTACACTATTGATTCCGACGTCGCAGCCGACCAGGCCGCCGCGCGCGAAAACTCCGCCCTTCTCGTCAGGGACGGCACCAAACTCACCGGCAACGTGCAAGCACTCACCGCCCGCGTGACCACTGATCAAGCTTACCTCAACGGAGACGTCATCACGATCAACGTGGGCTGTCTTCCGAAAGGAGTCCGCATTCTCCCGGGGGGTTCTTCAGTTGTCTCCGACCAATCCAGCGCTTATTCCGCTACTTTGATCGAAGGAACCGGCAGCGAAATGATTCTGGAGACGGATCAAACCATGATCCAACAGCCCAAAATTCTTGGGCCGCTTACCCAAGTAACCACCGCGCTTTGCCACATCACTTGCGACGTGACCCTTGGCGCCAACCTCGCCAGTGGCTCCACTTTTGAAATTACCGTGCTCTACGCCTCCCCCGCTTAAACCATGGCCGCTTATTCCTTCGACTCGGACCTCGCGACCGACCAGGACCTCGCTTTCGGCGATTCCGCCAAGCTGGTCCGCGATGGCACGCGCCTGACCGGTAACCTGCAATCCTCGATTGCTCGATACGCTGCCGCCGATGTTTACGCCAATGGTGACACCGTCACCGTAAAGCTTGGCACTCTCCCGGCTGGCGTCCGCATCATCCCCCAGCTTTGTGGCATCGCCCGCACCGCCGGAGGAACTTACACCTGGCAGGTGAAGGAAGCCGCAAACGACAATGTCATTTTGTCGGGCTCCGCCACCACCAGCACCCCCGCTCTCTTCTCGGACTTTGCCGAGCAGAAGCTCACCGCCCCCACGGAGGTGATTCTCGTCCTGACTCTCGGAGCCGCCCTCCCGGCTTCTTTTGTCGCCGAGATCCTTCTCACCTACGCTGCCCCCGCTTAACCCACCCATGACTGACCTCGACTTGGCAAATCGGGCCCTTTCCCTTTTGGGCGAGGGCTCGATTGCCGAGTTGAGCGAAGCCGCCGCCGCGTCCGATGACCGCGTCGCGCATTGCCTACGAATGCTCCCTCACGCCAAGGGAGAATTCCTCACCCTTTACGATTGGGGTTTCGCCCGAGCCCAAGCCGAGCTTGTCGCCGCCTCCTCGCCCCCGTTGAATTGGGACTTCGCCCACACCCTCCCAGATTCTTTCCGGCGCCTGGTCGCAGTTTACACCGCCGCCGAAGCCTCCTCGCCGGCCGGAGCATGGGAAAAGGTGGAACGCTTTGCTCTCGGAGGCGGAGTGATCCGCAGCGATTACGAATTCCTCGCCATTGAATACGTGAACGACGCTCCTTTCACTCTCTGGCCCGCTTACGCCATTGCCGCCATCGCGCGACTCCTCGCCCATTATCTCGCCATCCCGGTGACCGGCCAACCGGACATCGCGCAGTTGATGCTTTCCACTTACGAGCAACGCGACCGGCCCAACGCACTTTACCAGGACGCCACGCAGTGGGCCTCAAATGAAAACCACGAACCGGCCATGCTTCTTTCCCGCTCGACTCTCATCACCGAGCGAAGCCGCGGCCTGACTTCTTACGACGAAGGATATTGACCCCTCCCCGCACCCATGAGAGTTGATCGCAATTCATTCAACGGCGGGGAACTTTCCGATTGGCTCGATTCCCGCTCAGACCTTTACAAACGCGCCTCCGGCTGCCGTACGCTGGAAAATTGCCATGTGATCCGATACGGCGGAGCCCGCCGCCGCTCCGGATTTGTCCTCGCCGGGAAGGCCGCCGCCGATACCGTCCGCCTCGAAGGTTTCAATTTCTCCCGCACGACCGGATACATCCTGGAATTCTCCCAGTTCAAAATCCGCTTTTGGAATCGCGACGGCTCACCTGTCGAATCGTCCCCGGGCACTCCCTACGAACTCACCACCCCTTACCTCGAGGCCGATCTTTTCCGCCTCGATTTCGCGCAGCAAAACGACGTCATCATCGTCACCCACCCAGCCCACCATCCGCAATGCCTGAAGCACGCAGGCCCGACCGCGTGGGAACTCTACCCCGTGCCATGGCTGGTCCGCCCGTGGTCGGATTTCAACGACACCGCCACGACCGTAACGGTTTCCAAATCGGGAGCCGATACCCTGGTCACCTTCTCCGCCAACACGCTTTCTTCCGCGTGGACGGACTCTTACCTCCGCGTCCGCCGCGCCGTGGATTCAACCTTGGAAACGACCTCCTTCCGCAATGTCTGGCGACCCCCTGATCTCCCGGCAGAATATGACACCGTGGAGTTTGTCAGGTCCTCCCTCTACGATCCCGACCCCGCCACCAATGGCCGCAAGTCCCATGTGTTTCTCCGCGATGGCTACGGTTCCGCGTCCGGCCACCACACGCTTTTCCGGTGCATCGCCCCTTACGATGGCACCGGCACTTCTTCGGACCCCAACGATTACCCCGCCAATTTCGCCCCAGGCATCATCGCCCTTGGCCCCATCCTTGTGACCGGCCGATGGGAATTTGAAACGAAAGGAACGTGGACCGGCACTTGGCGGGTGGAACGCTCTTACGATTCTGGCTCGACATGGGACGAGGTCGGCACCGCGTTTTCGATCAATGATTCCAACACCTTGATTTCCGAAGAGGAAGATCCCGACCGCCCCGCCCTTTTCCGGGTGCTGGCCATGTCCTCGACCTACCTCCCTTCCGAATCCGTTTATTTCCGCGCCCTCGACGGCTCCATCACCGCCGAATACCAGATCCAATCCGTTTATTCCGCGACGTCCGCCAAGGTGATCCCCGGCGCCAATGCCGACGACTTCCCCCTGGGCGAGGCCTCGACCGATTGGTCGGATGATGCGTTCTCCGAAAAAAACGGCTTCCCGGCCGTGACGACGTTCCACGAAAGCCGCCTCTTTTTCGCCGCGACGGACGCCGAGCCGGAGCGACTTTGGGCCTCGAAGACCGACGCGTTTTTCTCGTTTCCCTACGGCACCGAGGCCGCCGACGCTTTCACGTTCGTCCTGAATGCCAACCGCTACAACGCGATTGTGTGGCTTTGTTCCCAGCAGGCTCTTTTGATTGGCACGACCGGCGCCGAATGGTCCTCCTTCACCACCGAGGGAGGCCCCATGACTCCGGAAACGACCAACTTTCACCTCCACACCCACCACGGCAGCGACCCGAACCCGGGATTGGTTCTTTCGGACGCCGCTGTTTTCGTGCAGCGCCAAGGCCGCAAGATCCGCGAGTTCGCCCCCTCCCCCCAAGGCCTGGGCATTTACGCCTCGCCCGATCTCACGGAGCTCGCCGAGCACATCACCCGCGGAGGAATCAAGCAGCTTGCCAAACGGGACTCGCCCGACACCGAGCTTTTCGCCCTCCGGAACGACGGGACCATCGCCAACATGATCTTCGAACGCTCTCAGCAGATTTACGCCTGGAGTCGATGGACCACTTCCGGCCAGTTCACCAGCATCGCGACGACCTACGGAGACGGCGAGGACGACGCGGTTTTCGTGGCCGTGGTTCGAAATGTCGGGGGGACCGATCAAACTTTCATCGAATACCTCGCTCCGGACGGCATCCGCACGGAGGAGAATGCCACCGCCGCCGATTTCATTTCTCTCGATCATGCCCAGACCACCACTTCCCTTGCCGCCGAATACGCCGGGAAAATCCTCGCCGCGCAAGATGGCTTTGAAGATCTTGGCGATTTCACCGTCGCCGGAGACGGCACCGTGCCCCTTTCCGGAGGAGAATCCAATCCGGTGGTGGGATTCAATTTTGTCACAGACATCGAACCTACACCATTCGAGCTTGGAGGCCACGCCAACAAGGTTTCCCACCAGTCCGCCCACATCCGCCTCCGGTATTCCAGCAATTTCAAAATCGGCACTTCGGACCGCTCCCGCTTCAATGCCATTGCCATCGCCCCAGCCGACCACTCGCCCGTGAACGTGGACAAGGTGATTTCCGCGCCGGGAAAATTCGACCGCAACAGCTCAATCGTGATCCGCAAGGACCGCCCGGGACCGCTCTCAGTGGTCTCCATCGACCTCGAAACTCAAACCGGAACTCTCTGACCCATGGGATTTGACCCTCTCTCTCTCGGACTCATGGCCGCCGGTGCCGGAGTCAACTACGCCGCCGGCCAATACTCCGCGCAAGCTCAAGAAGAATCCGCCCGATACCAAGCCGACCTCCTCGACCAGCAGGCCGAGCAGGAACGCGAAACGAACATCGAAAACCGCGCCCGCCGCCAAGCCAATGCCGACCGCTATCTTTCCCAAGTTTTCGTGCAGTCCGCCAACACTGGCACGGTGGCCAGCGCCGGAACGTCCCGCCTTCTCCTCGAGGACATTTCCTCTCGAGTGGAGCAGGACCTCGAGGATTTTATCAACGCTTCCCAAAACCGCGTGACCCGCCTCGAATCCTCCTCGACGATAGCCCAATGGTCCGGCACGCAGACCGCGCGCGCGACTCGCCTTCAATCAGCCGGTGGCCTTCTCGCCGACACCGTCCGCCTCTCCGCTGGTATCGCTGACTACCTCGACCAGCAGGCCGATCCCCAGCGCAATCCTTCCCGCTCTTATTCTTTGTTCCAGTAATGCCCCGCGTCCCTGACTTCCAACTTCAGCAGTCCTTGGCCGTCCCCGGAGACGCCGAGGGAGTTTCCCGCACGATGCTTTCCACGGTGCAAGCCGCCACCGGTGTCGCTGGTAATCTCCTCGACGCTGGCCAGACGGTGGTAAAGACCCTGAAACGCCAGCAGCAAATCGAAGACCGAAAGACCGCCCTCGACGCCCGCTTGGGAATGCAGGCCAATCTTGCCGAGTTCGAAAGGTCGCTCGAAGGAGTCGACCCGAAGGAATGGGTTTCCCGATTCGATGAAAACGCGCAGCAATACAAATCCCAGTTTCTCGCCCAGGACTACCCGCCAAACGTCCGACGCGAACTCGAGCTCGAAGCCAATCAGGCTTTCGGACGCGCCCGCATTCAGATTGCCGGTGCCGCTCTGAAAAAAAACGTGGGCCTGACCCGCCAGAAATACGGGCAGGAAATCGACCTCCTCACCAAGCGAGGAGAAACCGCCGCCGCCAAGGCCCGCCTCGATGAGGCCAAAAATCTCGGAATCATCGACGATCCGGATTACGACGCGCAGGCCCAGCAGATCGACGCGTTCGAGCAGATCACCGGCCTTCACGACCTCATCCTCGACCACCCCTACAAAACCCTCAAAACAATCCAAGCGCCGGACTTTCTCAAGAAGTTTCCCGCCCTGACTCTGGCCGATCAAGCCGAACTCGAAAGCGTCGCGACCCGCGCCATCAATGCCGACCGCGCGCAATTCTGGGAGGCCGCCGTCGAGGCCGCCAACAACCCGGACAACCCGAAGATCCTCACCGACGAGGAACTTTCCACTCTGGCCGACCAAGGCCAAATCACGCAGACCCAGCGCGCCAAATACCTCGAGGCCTACCGCCCCGACACCGCCCAGCCTTTCGATCCCGCTATCTATCAAAAGGCGATCACCATGATTCGAGGCTACACTCCCGAAAATGATCCCGACGGCTTCGAAGCCGCGACGATCCGCGAGACGCTTTCCAATCTCAACCTGCCGACAAATTACCGTCGGGAGCTTGGCAAGCGCTTCACCGCCCACCTGAACGAAGACGCCACGCCGACGCGATCCGGCAAAAAAATCCGCCCCAATCTTCGCCCCATCGAAAAGCACTTCGCCGACCTCCACAAGAAATACCTCGAAGCCGGAAAATTCGGCGGATGGATCAATCTCGAAGACCACGACCAGGACGAATCCACCGCGCCAAAGGAAGTGATCGACTTGAAAGCCTACAACCGCGCAAACGCGCTGGCCATCGACTTCCAAACAATGTGGGAAAACCATCTCGCCAACGCGCCCGAGGATTATCCTTCCACCCAAGCCGCCCTCGATTTCGAAACGCTTTACCAAGACTTCCGTTCCAAGGGACCTTCGCCCTTTGAAATGCCAAGTCTCCCGCCGCCCGTGGATTTCGACAAGCGCCTCCGCGACCTCATTGGAGACGAGGGAGCCAAAGGAACCCCGGGCACTCCCGGCACCGCCAACACCGACACCGCCAAAGCAAATGGCCCAACCTACCACCTTGGCTTTTCCACTTACCCGAAGCGCCAAGCGATCTTCCGCGCCGGTGGAACTCCCATTCTCCTCGACACCAACTTCTCGACCGCCGAGGGAGGCATCGCCCACCCGCTGATGGTCATCCCCGATGAAGCAACGCAGGCCCAGCGCGACGCCGCCCAGGCTTACGTCGACCGCGTCGCCAAAACTCTCAACAGCCGATTCGGCCGCCAGATGAAAGGCCGCGTGGTGACCCGATCCGAAAACGGACGCGGTCGCGCCTACGCTTTCCACACGGAGCCTTTCGCCCTGTCAGACCGACCCGTCGCCCGTTTCATGGCCACCCCGGAAGGTCTCGAAACCCACCGCCAGATCATCCGCGAAACGCTGGCCAAGGCCCCCGGCGCCCAGTTTTTCCTGCCCCACTCGCCGACCGATCCCGGCGCCACGGTGGGAAATCAAAGCGAGGTCTCGATGGCACGCGAACTCCTCCGCGGATTCTCGACCGACCTCCCGCCCGCAGCTCTCACCGCCCCCCGGCCCGAGGCCCAAACTCTTTGGCACCGCACTACCCGCCCCACTTCTCCCGCTGAAATTCGCGAAGGCCTCGACGAGCTCGACACCCTCCGCGCCATCCACAAGCACTCCCAGCAATGAGCGACCTCAATCCCTCTCCCTTCATTGCCTCGCCTCTCGCCCCGATCAATCTCGCCGAGGAATACGGCCCCGAGTCCGAATTGACCGAAGCCCGCGCCTTCCAGGCTCTCCATCTTCTCGAAGCTTTCCCAAAACCAACCATCACCCCCGGCACTCCGCCGCCCCCAAATCCTCTCCGCGATTACCTCCGCCGATACGCCGCCGACCGCGAATCAAGAGGACTAAAGTTTTTCCCCAAGGAAAACGCCAAGGCCAACCAAAAGCGCATTCAATACTCCCGCGATCTTTACCTCAAATCGCCCGAAGATCTCCTCACCGGCGACCAGTTGAAGGCATATGAAGCCGACCTAACCGAGATGCCGGACCCGGACTCCTACCGCGCCCGCCAGACCAACCGCGCCTATTTTAACCTCATCGCCCCGACCCCCATCGCGCCCGACCGATACGACCTGGTCCGCGATGAATACGCCCGCGCCGTCCTCAAACTCGACGACACTTCCGACAAGGCCGTCTTCTCAGCGATCCAAGCCCAATTCCAAGAGGAAGCGTCCGCCTTCGATTCCTTGAAGCCCCTGGCGAAAGAAGCATTCGACAAAGGACTCACCGGCCAACCGTTGTCAGCCGCCGACCGGTGGAGGGCCACCGCCGCTCTCCCCGCCAAGCACAAGCGGAACGCGCGCGAAGTTCTCGCCGCGCAACACCAAGAAGCGCAAGCCACTCGCCGCCGCCTCATGCCGACGGTGAAGTTTCTCGCCACCAGCATGCTTTCCCGCCGGGGAATGGACGTTCCCCGCGACCTTGCCTCGCCTGAAGCCTCCGCCACTTCGCGAGAATGGCTTCGCGCCCTGGGAGAACTCAACCCGCCCGACCGCGCCGCCGCTCTTTTCATCCTCTCGCAGGAGATGGAAAAGCTCGACACCGCCGACGACTCCGCCGGCACGTTCAAACGCGCCGCCACCAACGCTAGCAAAACCGCCCTCCAGCTTCTCGAGTCCGCTTTCACCATGATCGACAGCGAGACCTCGGAAGGTTTCCTCGATGAAGAAGACCGTTGGACCATCGACGCCGACGAACGCGCCCGCCTGACTGCCGCCCTTCAAGGCATTGAAAGCATTCCGGAGAATTTCCGCCCCGATGATTCCGCCTTGCAAAAGGCCTTCATTGCAGGCTCAGGCCAAGCCGCGATCTTGGGCTCCCTCTTCACCGGCGCCGCAGGCCTGACGTTTCTTGGCACTTCGATGGCCGGACAATCCTACGCCGGCCAGCGTCTCGAATCTCCCGAGGCCGACCGCGCGATCCAGTACGGCGCCGCCACTCTTTCCGGCACTGCCCAGGCCGCCACCGAAATTTATTTGACCAAGCTTGGTCTCAAAATGATCGGTGGCCGTCTCCCCGGCCTCGCCACTCTTTTCACCAAAGCCCGCATCACCGCGCCCGTTGCCCGCTCTCTCGCCGCCTTCCCTCTCGCCGCCGCCGGTGCCTCCGCCGTGGAATTCACCGAGGAGATTGTTCAAGACGCCACCGACAATCTTCTCTCCGACATCGCCAACGAGCTTTCCGGCATTGATCCGGCCACCGATTGGGGAGAATTCCTCACCCGCTGGACCACCAAAAACCGCACGACCGAGGAGGTCTTTTACGCCATCGTCCCTTTCGCTCTCATTGGCTCCGGCGTTGTCGCTTCTTTCCGACATTTCAAGCACGGCGCATACCTCCAACAGGCCACGCCCATCATGGCGAAGATGGGTTTCCGTTCCGACAAAATCAAAGAGATCCGCGAAGCTTCTCCCGAGGAAGCCGCCAGGATTGTCAGAGAAGAAATCAAGCACGTTAAGGAAAAAGCAGAAGACCGATCGAAAGCCGCCGCCGCTTCTCAACCGGCCAGCCAACTTGCCAAGGAAGCACCCAACCGCGCCGCCAAACAATTTGATCTTTTCCACGCTGGGGACCAATCCCTAACTTTCGAAACAATTTCAGTAGATCCCAGAAAAACCCGCCAAGGGAAAACTGGGACTTATGGAGGCCTCTACACTTTTGACAATCAAACAGAAGCAGACAATTGGAACTCTGACCTGGAAGGCAAAGAGGTTTTTGGCATCAAACTCAAAGATGGAGTCAAAATTGAGCAATATGACAAACAAATCGAGCGACTTGACCAAACCGAACTTGAAAATCTTAGGGCACAGGGAATCAAAGTAATTTCGGGCAAATCACTACTCGGAAAAAGGGAGATCGTTATCATCGACAAAACCGCCATTGCCTCTTTTGAACCTCTGAGCAAATTGCAATCTGACAATTCTTCTAAGACTTCCCAAGATGAAAGCGAACGATCCTCTGTGCTTGAAAGTTTCCGCGAGGCTGCCGAGCTTTCCCAAAAGGCCGGTTTCCCCATCCTTGAAACCGAACTCAATGAGTTCACCGAACAAGAGCAATACGTCCTCCGCCTGCCCGAGCAGGAAGAACAATACTTTGACGACGAGGAACAAGCCATCGAAGCCTGGCAAGACTTCCTGATTCAGCAGCAAAACGAAGTTTCCGCCGAGGTCATCCGCGCCGCAAACACCGACCTCATTTCCTTCCTCACCGAAGAATCACAACTTGCTTTTGGGACCAAGGTCCGCGAGCGCGACGTTGAAATGGACGCCGCCCGGGCCGTGAAAGAAGGCCTGGCCACGATGGAGCAAATCAAAGCCCGCGCCCGCATCTTCGCTTTGCAGGAAGGGAGCTCCACCGCACCCGATTTTGCGATCATGGCCCGCCGCTGGGCGGAGGTGACCACCCGGGGAATTTACCGCGCCACGGTGGAATACTACCGCGGAGCCAATCCTCTTAACATCCTAGAAGACCTCGCCGAAACCAACATCGACAAGGGGCTCACCATGGGAATGCTCGACGGCGCCGAGCTTGTTTCCGAACTCCGCGCCCTCGAGGAAGCCACCGGCAACGCATACATCGCCGACGATTACACCTACGCCGACACCGACAAAATGCCCCTCCTCGAGGCCATGTCAAAAGCGGGCGTGGAATACTTCATGGGGAACATCAAAAACGACATGATCCCCTCGACCATCCGCCGATGGTTCCAACAAATCCTTGCCGTCGCCGGAGCGATGTTCCGCCACGCCCGCACGCTCGCCCGATCCGAACCGCTGATGAAGGCGATCAAGGAAGGCCGCGTGAATCAAAAGTTTGTCGACCTCATCGCCGACAGCGTCGGATTGAATGAAGCCAACACCGAGGCCCGCTACCGCGCCGCCGAGCAGCAGGCCCAAGAGCAGGCCCTCAATTCCGACCTCGAAGAGATTTCCGACGTCCTCCGCGGCCGCCTCCCTCACCCCGACAGCATGGCAGGTGACCCCATGGCTTCCGAACTCCGCGTCATTCACGATGGCATGGTGAAGGTGAGCAAGCGCCGGAACAAGAAGGGCCAGCGCCTTCTCAACACCCGCAAGGCCGACAACTTCTTCCTGCCGCGGGGCGAGGTCGTTTCCATCGACGGCATTCGCGAGGAATTGAACGAGCGCGGATTCGACTTCGACACCGAGGCCGACATGCTCGCCGCCCTCGACGACTCTCTCTACCGCAACCTCAAAACCTACGCCGTAGGAACGATGGAGCAGGAGACGACCTATTCGATTTCTCAGTTCAGTACAGGCATGAGACCACCGAAAGGTGTGACCAGTAGAAAAACGGAAGCCCTGCCAGTTTGGAATATAGAGAAGCAAAAGGATAGCCTTCCAAAGGTAATCGCCAACAAAACACAGCGTGAGGCTTTCTTTAAAAGGTTGGATGATGCGCTGGATTGGCTGCGTGAAGACCCTTCCAAATTGGGAACAGCTGGAGGATGGGTGAAATTCTTGAGGAAAGCAGGGGTCTATGGGGAGGTTCCAATGCCTCCCACTGGAATCACGGAACTATTTGAAAACCCTGCTGGATACGCTGAAAAAGTTCGGGGGGCGTATCATGGGGACCTGGCTATTTCGGGAACAAACGCATCAGCAAAAGCGGGGTTAGACGGAACAAAGGAAATGCGTGAGCTTATCGGGGAAGGGAAAGCCCCTGCCCCTTGGACGGTTGCTCTGCATCATCTTTGGGGGATTCTTTCAAGAATGCTTCCACCCATCGATCAGGAGGGGATGTGGTTGCGCCTAATTGCTCACCGACCTGTTCTTGAAGCGATTCAGTCTTCAATCGATGGGAATTTCGATCTGTCTTTGGATCAGTGGAAAGGTCTGGTTCAAGATGCGAGAGCAGAGTCTGCGGACGCTGCCGGGAAAATCGGGAATAATGCAACGGCCAATGCTAATGCCTTCTAC